CCGAGGCGGGCTTGATACCGGACGGCATTCTACGGGCCATGATTACTTCTCCTTCTTGAACGCCTTGTGCAGGCGATTGATGTGCTTCTTGGCTTTGGCAGTCGGCTTGTTCATCGAAGCGGGGAGCAGATTGCCCCCCTTCGAGCGGGCCGCTTCGCCGAGTTGGTAGAGCGCGTCGTGCATCTCGTTGAGTTGCTCTTCGTGCTTCGCCTGCTTAGGCATTGAGGGCATCACACGGCCGGGCATTAGTTCGCTCCCGGCATCCCAGGGGCATCCGAGGCAGTACCATCCTCAGTAGCAGGTGGTACATAGGTGCGCCGAACTTCTGGTCCCTGAAGGTGCATGCTGAGTGCGTTCTCGCCCGGAGGCACATTCTGATAGCCCATAGTAACGGGAGCCATCGGGCTGCTCGGGCCGAGTTCGGACCCCTCGTTGCCGGGTCGGTGAACCACCTCATGCGACCCACCGAGAGGTGCAGCCTCATTCGGGCAGTCGGCACCAGCGTAGGTCTCGCCCTGCGCGCTGGACTCCGATCCCTCGTCGCCGGGGCGATGAAAGACACCATGATCGTACTTCTTGACTTCGGACATTACCGTTTCTCCTTCGGCGTCCCTTCGAGCGCGGCAGGTTCGCCGGCCCCGAAGTTACGGAGGTCGTGACCCGAGAACGCTTGATCCATCACGTTCACGGGGTAGTTAGGTAGATTGCCGAGCGATCTGGCGTTGTCGCCATCGCGCAGCGCGCCGACATTCTCGGCACCGCCGAGCGTCTTGGCGAGCAATGCTTCACCTTCGAGCGTCTCGGCCGGGAAGCCCGCGTTCTCAGCGATCCCGCGAATAGCGGGTTCCAGCTTGGGAATCATGGGCCGCTTGAGGTTGTCGGGAGCATTCTCGTCCGACACCTGCGGGGTAACACCGCCTCCGGGCTGATCCGGGCGGTTCGTCGGGAAACTGTACTCTTGCGTCGCCATTGGTTGACTCCAGATGAAGAGGGGGTCGGCGCACAGGGCCAACCCCCCACTTCCGAACCTAGATCACAGATTACGTGATCGAGGACTTGTTGTTGACACCGAGTAGCATACCGTTCGCCTTCTCGTTGAGGACTTCGAGAGTAACCTCGCCGACCACAACGCCAGCAACGGAGTCGCCACGCCGTCCGATCAGATTGTGCTGCATCGGACGCAGCCACGCGAGCCGGTTGATCGACCGCTGGAGGAAGAACATCTTCCCGCCAGTGGCAGTCGCCGAGGCGCTCGCCGTGGTGGTGTTGGTGCTCTCCGGCACCCAGCGGTCCAGAACGATCTGGATAAGACCGAAGTCCGAGTCGTAGAAGTCGATGCCAGAAATCAGCCTCTTATCCACAGACGCGATGTTTCGGTTCTGCTGGGGCAGAGTGAACGCACTGACCTGCCGCTTCACACGCGGGCTGACGTACACCTGCTCGGGGTTACCGCCCGCCGAGTAGATGGTGTTCAGCATGTCGTTGAAGTCCTGCGAGGCAAGCACGGTGTCATGGGTGGAGTCCGCACCGGCAACATACGCGGTGTTGGAGGCGATGAACGCCTGGAAACCCTTCATGACGCGGGCGGTGCCAGTGGCACCAGTTGCAGTGGACAGTGCGCCGAAGACGATCCGTTCCAGCTTGATGCTGAGACGCTTGACCGCCTTCTGAATCTCGTAGGCGTACACATCCTTGAAGCCGGCAGACGCAATCGCACGCTGGGTCTCGCTGACGCCGATGTCCCGACGGAGAATCATGGTCACGTTGAACACTCGCGAAGGCGAGGTCTCGGTGTCCACACTCCAGTCGGCACCTTCCACCGCACCCGTCAGATCAATGGAAGCATCCGACAGTGAGGAGAAGAGGGTGTCCGTGAGCCACTGGTGGTAGACGTGCTGGCAAGGAACCTTCGGGGCCTGAGAGCACCACGGCGTATCCCAGGGGGACACGTTGGTGATCTGGTCGAGCAAGTCTTCCTTGTTGACGCCGACTCCAGGAGAGATGCCAAAGAGGTACGCACCGAAATCAAAGGTGCTAGAACCAGGCATTGATGAAGCTCCTGTGTGGCCTGCGCTGTACTAGCCGCAGATGGTGGTGGTTTTGATCTCCGGCCTAGTTGCCGAAGATCGGGTGATTGAGAGCGTCTCCGAATACGAGAGCACGCCATTTACGGCCGTCCCCGGCATTCATGAGTGCGACAGCTTCGTCGTACTCGCCTTGGGACGCACCCGTATTGGCGTTCTCGTGAACGCCACGCGCGCCAGCCGCTCCGATGATCCCCGCATCCCTACGGGCTGCATCGACAGCTTCTCTGCGCACCTGATCGGCAGCGTCGAGTTGAATCTCGCGCTCGACGTTCTCTTTGGTCGCGGGGGCCGGGACGAAGGCAGGGGCAATCTTGTGGTCGCGGGCGTACATCCCCCACGCCTCTTCCATTGCCTCTTCGTGTCGGTCCTGCGCAATCAGCGCGTTCACACCCGCTGCGATCATCGGGTGTGTCTTGACATAGAGAGCGAGTTCGTCGGTGAAGTTCACCGAGTCAGGGAACTTCTCGGCCATGTGGGCCTCGACCTTTCCCCACCGTTCGGACAAGGCTTCCGCCTCGGCCTTCCGGGCATCGAACTCTTCTCTTGCGGCTTTCCGAGCTTCGCCAAGGTAGGATTCGCGATCCGCCTTGACTACGTTCAGTAGGTCCTCCGCATTCAGGGTTTCTCCATCCTGAATCTTCGCCAGCACCGTGGCGAGGACAGGGCTCGGAGCGCCTTCCTGCCCTCGCGAGGGGGCGGGCTGGACGGGAGCCTGCGGAGCGGCAATCTGCGCGACTGCCGGCCGTGCGCGAAGTTCCTGGACCTCACGGGCCAGGTCCGCGTTACGCCGCTCGATCTCTTCGGAGCGGGTGAACGCGACCTTCGCCATCGCAACGGTATGCGCTACGCCCCTGACAGCCTCGGCCTTCGTCTTGTACTTCCCGAGATACAGGCCGTTGGCTGCCTTCACGGACTCCCAGTCGATCTCCCCTTCTTGGGGGACGACGGAAGCCTGGGACTGCGCAGTCGTTGCGGGAGCGCCACCAGCCGCAGCGGGTGGTCCGCCGCCGGCAGGCTGCTCCTGGGTGCTACCACCACCAGCGGGTGGTCCGCCGGCAGCATTTCCTCTACGCGCGGCTTCGAGGGCCGCGTCGATTCTCATGTTGTCCGCTTCGGTTCCGCCTAGTCCAAGCAACGCTTCGACTGAGGCACCGATGGTGTCTGCGAGTTGGCGGTTCAACTCATGTGAATCTGCGGGGCTTCCATCCTGGTACGGCATGTGTCCTACCTTTCGGGAGGTTGTCTCCCTCGGCTCGGGGTTGTCCCGGCCGTGTGGTGGTGGGGATGACGCCCATGTATATATACCTGGGCGTCAGAACGGTCCCCTCGTCGTGGGGCCGCTATTTGCCGGAGTCCTTCTTCCGCTGCTCGCTCAGGGCGATAGCGACGGCCTGCTTCCGGCTTCTTACGGCAGGACCTTTCTTGCTACCAGAGTGAAGCTCGCCATGCTTGAACTCGTGCATGACCTTCTGCACCTTCTCGTGGCCCTTGGGGGCCGTAGGCATCTTGCGGCTTGCCATTTAGTAATCCTCCGCAGGGTCCACAGCCTGGAGGTCATCCGCTTGGACGACCTGTCCGCTGTGCTTGACGAAGCCGAGCGCCCGGAGACGGTCATACTCCTGGTCCGGCGTCATCTTCTGGACCTCCGCTACTCGCGCCATCTGAAGGTTCTGCACGAGTCCGTCGCAGAAGGCGATGAAGCCTTCGAGCGCGGTGCACTGCCCTGCAAGGAAGTCGTCGTTGAACTTCGCTTTCCGTTCCTCGGAGCGGTCCTTCATGAGCCGCTCCAGGGACTTGATGATCCACTTCAAGTACAGCTTGCCGTAGCCTTCCCAGGCCGGCGAGAGAAGCCAATACTCCAACTGCCCGATCTCTTCGTCGTTGAGCTTCGAGACATCGAACAGGTTGGTTGGGTCAATGTGATAGCCGTCCATGCGGCCCTTTCTACGACTGGCCCACCGGGGTCAGAGCGTTCTGCATGTCCATGTTCAGCGGGACAGCGTTGAGACGTGGCATCCCGAGCCCACCTGCTGGGTTCTGGCCCATAATGGGCGACTGGCCCGGTCGGACCGGAGCGCCCTGCGCGATCTGCCCTGACGAGGGCACACCCTGAATACCTTGCTGTCCGTAACCGACGTTCGTGACCATCTGATTGAGCATCGGGTTCGTGACGAAGATTTCGTTGAGGTTCGGAATCTCGAACTCTCGGAAGATGCCGCGCCAGAAGTTCAACTGATTGATCTGGCCCATGACCATCTGGCCCATCGGGGAACCCATCGCAGTGAGCAACTGGACGAGGTTCTGCTGTCGCATGCCCTTCGTGAGCCCACTGGTTGCGCCCATCGCTCGGGCCGCGTAGTTCGGCACGAGATCGAAGTCGTCCAGATGCTCGCGAGTGCCGCCGACTTGCATCTGCGTCACAGGGTCGAGGACCGCGTTGTCGCCAAGGATGAGCACTTCGACTGGCATGTCGAGGAACTGCTTGTCGAGCGCGACGAACATGTTCGCCAGCGGCTCCAGGTACATCTCCTCGTACAGGCGCGACTCCAGTAGGAGCCGGTTCCCAGCAGCCTCGCGGCGGCCGATGAACTCTCGGGCGGTCTGTTCCTTGTCACCGCCGATGCCCTGCACCGCGTCGTCCACGATGCCGGAGGCCATGTTACCGAAGTCCTTCATCAAGGAGACGCGCGAGTCCGCCACCATCAGGTTCGGGTGTGGCATCTGCATCGCCTGGACGACCTGTCCGGGGTTGCCGTCCACCGGGATGAACCGGCCAGGACGAGCGTAGAGGTTTCGAGTGTTGATGTTCGCGTTGCGGTCGTAGAACCACATCGGGTCGATCATCAGGTCAGCCGCGTCGAGCGACTGGTTGATGTAGCGGTTCCCGGTGATCTGGAGCTTCTCCATGACCTCGGCCTTGCCCGGCGCGTAGAAGTAGTGCGGATCGGGGGTCGGCGAGTACTGGATGAAAGGCTTGAGGTTGTGCCAGAAAGGATTCGGGCGATTGCGCAGCATGTACCGCGAGTTCGCGATGGTGATGACGCGCATGCGCACGCCGTCCGGGCACAACTCGGTGGGGAGGTATCCCCACATCTCGAAGATTTCGACCGGGCGCGCGTACTTGTCCATGAACTTCACGGTCGCGTCGTCCATGCCGGTGCGGGTTGCGAACCGGCGGACAGTCGCCTCGTCAGTGAAGTGGTCCCAGCCGACGCCGCCCTCGCGCTCCATCCGTCGGACTTCCTCGGCGTCGAAGATGCCCATGTCTTCGCTGGCGAGGTAGCGGATGTCGTCGAGGTCCAGGAAGTAGCGGCGGACGCACCACGGCATGTCGGTGATCCGCGAGAAGTTCACTGCCGGGAAGAAGTCGAGCAGGTCCACGTTCTCGGTGCAAGGACCGTCGAACGACGTGATCGGCCCCTTCTTGATCTGCTTGACTGTGCGGCCGGACAAGGGGAGCCGGTCCACGAACTCCTGAATGCGCATTTCGCGCGTGCGCTTCCAGCCGACCTGCGTCACGCCGACCCCGTAGAGGTCAGCCGAGACGAAGAGTTCGACCTGCTTCAGGAAGAGATTGTCGTCCTTCATCTGCGCTGAGATGAGGGCCTCGCGCCGACGGGCCACTGGCATGTCGTCCGGGCCGTAGCCGACGAACGTCACGATGGGCCACATGTTCAGCGAGGTGCTGGCCTTGCGCGCAGCATCCGCCCACACGGCGCTGTAGATGAGCGGGATGTGGACGTTGT